CACAATACTTAGTCACAACATTCAAAGATTCAACAGGACAACCACATGAACATTTTACTGCTGCTAGAGATAATCAGACGTTTACAGTTGTTGAAGCAGAGAGTAAAGAAGAAGCGAAAGAGAAGTACGAGGCACAAGTTAAAAGAGGTGCAGTTATTAAATTAGGTCAGTTGTTTGAAAATATAAGGGAGTGTGGGAAATGATTAAGCAAATACTAAGATTATTATTCTTACTAGCGATGTATGAACTAGGTAAGTATGTAACTGAGCAAGTATATATTATGATGACGGCTAATGATGATGTAGAGGCGCCAAGTGACTTTGCAAAGTTTAGCGATCAGTGTGATTTGATGAGGGCGGAGGTGTCAGAGTAGATGGACTGGATATTTTTTTATACTAACGTTGTTATATTCATTGCATGTGTATATACAATGTATAGACGAATTGAAGTGATTAAGAAAATTGGTGAATTAAGACGTGATATAAAAGAGAACGAAAAAGCATTGGATAATTATAAAAAAGAAAACAGACCAATCGAATATATCGTCGAGTTAAATGACGGTGTGTACTTTCGAAAAAAACATACAGATGCGTTTGCGCAAAGGACCACATATATTGTAACTAATAATATTTTCGAAGCTAAATCATATGACAATTTATTATCAGCTAAAATAGATGCTGAATTTATGCGTGGTCGTGTATTAAAATATAAACCGAATTTAGAGGTGGTTGAATAGATGATGTGGTTGATCATAGCAATTATATTACTAGTCATCCTATTGTTTGGCGTGATGTTGCAAGCTGAACAGTTAAAAGGCGATGTGAAAGTTAAAGAGCGAGAGATAGAGATATTAAGAAGTAGATTGAGACACTTTGAAGATTAAACATATTTGTATGGAGGGTATTCATGACTAAAAAGAAATATGGATTAAAATTATCAACAGTTCGAAAGTTAGAAGATGAGTTGTGTGATTATCCTAATTATCATAAACAACTTGAAGATTTAAGAAGTGAAATAATGACACCGTGGATTCCAACAGATACAAATATAGGCGGGGAGTTTGTACCGTCTAATACATCGAAAACAGAAATGGCAGTAACTAATTATCTTTGTAGTATACGAAGAGGTAAAATCCTTGAGTTTAAGAGTGCGATCGAACGTATAATTAACACATCAAGTAGGAAAGAACGAGAATTCATTCAAGAGTATTATTTTAATAAAAAGGAATTAGTGAAAGTTTGTGATGACATACACATTTCTGATAGAACTGCTCATAGAATCAAAAGGAAAATCATATCTAGATTGGCGGAAGAGTTAGGGGAAGAGTGAAATTGGCAGTAAAGTGGCAGTTTTTGATACCTAAAATGAGATATTATGATAGTGTAGGATATTGATTATCTTACTGCGTTTCCCTTATCGCAATTAGGAATAAAGGATCTATGTGGGTTGGCTGATTATAGCCAATCCCTTTTTTAATTTTAAAAAAGCGTATAGCGCGAGAGTTGGTGGTAAATGAAATGAACGAAAAACAAAAGAGATTCGCAGATGAATATATAATGAATGGATGTAATGGTAAAAAGGCAGCAATTACAGCAGGTTATAGTAAGAAAACAGCTGAGTCTTTAGCAAGTAGATTGTTAAGAAATGTTAATGTTTCGGAATATATTAAAGAACGATTAGAACAGATACAAGAAGAGCGTTTAATGAGTATTACAGAAGCTTTAGCCTTATCTGCTTCTATTGCTAGAGGAGAACCTCAAGAGGCTTACAGTAAGAAATATGACCATTTAAACGATGAAGTGGAAAAAGAGGTTACTTACACAATCACACCAACATTTGAAGAGCGTCAGAGATCTATTGACCATATACTAAAAGTTCATGGTGCGTATATCGACAAAAAAGAAATTACTCAGAAGAATATTGAGATTAATATTGGTGAGTACGATGACGAAAGTTAAATTAAACTTTAACAAACCGTCTAATGTTTTCAATAGAAACATATTCGAAATACTAACCAATTACGATAACTTCACTGAAGTACATTATGGTGGAGGTTCGAGCGGTAAGTCTCACGGCGTTATACAAAAAGTTGTACTCAAAGCATTGCAAGACTGGAAATATCCTAGACGTATACTATGGCTTAGAAAAGTCCAATCAACAATTAAAGATAGTTTATTCGAAGATGTCAAAGGTTGTTTGATAAACTTCGGTATTTGGGATATGTGCCTTTGGAATAAGACTGATAACAAAGTTGAATTGCCAAATGGCGCAGTTTTTTTGTTTAAAGGATTAGATAACCCAGAGAAAATAAAGTCGATAAAAGGTATATCAGACATAGTCATGGAAGAAGCGTCTGAATTCACACTAAATGATTACACGCAATTAACGTTGCGTTTGAGGGAGCGAAAACACATGAATAAACAAATTTTTCTAATGTTTAACCCAGTATCTAAACTTAATTGGGTTTATAAGTATTTCTTTGAACATGGTGAACCAATGGAAAATGTCATGATTAGACAATCTAGTTATCGAGATAATAAGTTTCTTGATGAAATGACGCGTCAAAACTTAGAGTTGTTAGCAAATCGTAATCCAGCATATTACAAAATTTATGCGTTAGGTGAATTTGCTACGCTTGATAAGTTGGTGTTCCCTAAATATGAAAAGCGAATAATTAGCGATAAGGAAGTAGGTCATTTACCTTCATATTTCGGTTTAGACTTTGGATATGTCAATGATCCTAGCGCTTTTATTCATGTGAAAATAGACAACGATAACAAAAAACTGTATGTTATCTCGGAATACGTTAAAAAAGGGATGCTAAACAACGAGATTGCACAAGTTATCAATGACTTAGGTTATTCGAAAGAAAAGATAACAGCTGATTCGGCTGAACAAAAAAGTATTATGGAAATTAAAACAAACGGTATAGATAGAATTGTGCCAGCGATGAAAGGCAAAGACAGCGTCATGGCAGGTATTCAATTTGTTAGTCAATTTGACATCGTTATCGACGAACGTTGTTATAAGACGATTGAGGAATTTGATAATTATACTTGGAAAAAAGACAAAAATACCGGCGAATACTATAACGAACCTGTTGACACATATAACCATTGTATTGATGCATTAAGATACGCAGTTGAAGTATTAACCATACAGAAAAAACATCAGAAAAAAGACAAAAATGCATTACGTAAGATTAAAAGTTTGTTTTAAGGAGGCTATCAATGACTGTATATACAATCAATAACATTAATACAAAGTTTTCACCTCTTGCAAACGATGATTTCGTTGTAAGTGACTTAGCGGAACTATTGAAAGAGGAAAACCTCAGAAACTTCATAAGCAGACATCAAACTGAACAAGTGCCACGTTTGGAGATGTTAGAATCTTATTACTTGAATAGAAACACAGACATTCTAGCTGGTGAACGTCGATTACAGAAATACGGCGATAAGGCTGACCATCGAGCAGTACACAATTACGCGAAGTATGTGTCGCGTTTTATTGTTGGTTATCTTACGGGTAACCCTATTACGATTACACATCAGGACAATCAAACGAACGACAAAATCATTGAGTTGAACGATTTGAATGACGCTGATGAGGTTAACAGTGATTTAGCGTTGAATTTGTCTATTTATGGACGCGCTTATGAGATTGTATATCGTGATTTTGAAGATAGAGACACATTCAAAGTGTTAGATCCTAAAAGCACGTTTGTTGTATATGACCAAACGCTAGATAAAAAAGTTGTTGCAGGTGTGAGATACTTTGAAAAGCAAGATAAAGACAAAGTCCCAGTTCAACATGTCGAAGTATATACGACAGATAAGATTTACTATATCGAAATTAAAGGCGGTACATATCACCGTGTCGAAGAAGTAGAACATTACTACAACGACGTACCTATCATCGAATACCTCAACGACCAATTCAAACAAGGTGACTTTGAGAATGTTATTGCTTTGATAGATTTATACGATAGTGCGCAGTCTGATACAGCTAACTACATGACTGATTTAAACGATGCTATGCTTGCGATAATTGGCAATGTAGATTTAGACAGTGAAGATGCTAAAGCGTTTAGAGATGCAAATATGATTCATCTAGAGCCTGGTACAAATGCGAATGGTTCAGAAGGTAAGGCAGAAGTTAAATATGTTTATAAACAGTACGATGTTGCAGGAGTTGAAGCGTATAAGAAACGATTGCAAAACGACATTCACAAGTATACAAACACACCCGATTTAAACGATGAACAATTTAGCGGTGTGCAGTCCGGAGAATCGATGAAATATAAGCTATTCGGTCTTGAGCAAGTCAGAGCGATTAAAGAGCGATTGTTTAAAAAGGGATTGATGAAGCGATATAAGTTGTTGTTGAATAACGTTAATTTAACTGGATTAAAGCAACATAATTACGCAGAACTAACGATTACCTTTACTCCTAACCTACCTAAGTCGATGATGGAATCCATTAATGCGTTTAATGCGTTAAGTGGTGGCGTATCCGAAAGCACTCGTTTAAGCTTGTTAGACTTTATCGACAATCCGAAAGAAGAACTCGAGAAGATGCAAGAAGAAGAAGCGCAACGAGAGAAGCAAGCAGATAAGCGTGGGTATGGGGAAGCTTTTGAAAATCATTTGAATGTAGATGATTCTAATGGCTGATTCACTCGATTACTGGTTAGAGCGTGCGCAAAATACGATTAACAGTGAATTGATAGAAGATGCAAAGGCAGCGGCTGAATTACAACGTATAGTCACATTGATGTATGCTGATATTGCAAAGGAACTACTTGCATTTTACGCTAAATATGCGACTGCTGAAGGTCTTACGATTGCCGAAGCTAAGAAGATAGTTGATGAATTTGATGTCGTCGCTTTCCAAAATAAAGCCAGAGCATTAGTTAAAAACAAGGACTTTAGCGAAGAAGCAAATAAACAACTTAAAAAGTACAATACTAAGATGTATGTATCGCGCGAAAAGTTGTTAAAGCAGAACCTCGATTTATTAGTAACCGAAGCAAGTATCAAAGTAGAAAACCACATAGAAAAATCGTTAGTTAAAGCTATTGATAGAGAAGTAAAGCGACAATCAGGCATTTTAGGTACTGACATCAATGTTACTGACAAGAAGATTAAGGCAGTTGTTAATAGTAACTTCAAAGGTGTTACATGGTCAGAACGCTTGTGGGACGATATGGATCTAGTGCGTAAAGAAGTCGAAAGAATTACAACTAACGTTGTTAACAGAGGACGCCATCCAAACGAATACGTTGCTGACTTCAAAAAGAAAACGGGTGCTACCACACATGATGCTAAACGTTTGCTAGTGACTGAATCGGCACGTGTGCAAACAGAAGCTCAAAAGCTATCATATCTTGAAACACTCGGCGAAGATGGTGAATATGAATTTGTTGCTAAACGTGATGAAAAGACATCTAAAGTGTGTCGTCATCATGATAAAAAAGTGTACAAAGTTAAGGATATGACGCCAGGTGTTAATGCACCACCTATGCATCCGCATTGTAGGAGTACGACAGTACCACATGTAGGTAACTGGCGAGATGAATTCTTTAAAAAGCGTAAAGGTAAATATAAATTGAATATCGAGTTATAAGCTATCGCTGTTGTGATAGCTTTTTTATTGCCCAAAACGTGCTTATGGCTTTAAAAGGTGCATGGATAGCAGTCGACAGACTTAAAATGGAGGTATATCTCATGGAAGAAAATAAACTTAAGTTTAATTTGCAATTTTTTGCAGACCAACCAGATGATCCAGAAGAACCAGGTGAAGATGGTAAAAAAGGGAATCTTGATAAGAAAGAAAATGGCGAAGGTACTGAAATAACTTTCACGCCAGAGCAACAAAAGAAAGTTGATGAAATACTTGAACGTCGTGTAGCCCACGAAAAGAAAAAGCAGAAGAAGCTGCTAAATTAGCGAAAATGAACAAAGACCAAAAAGCTGAATATGAACGCGAAAAGCTAGAAGCAGAATTGAAGCAATTGCGTGCTGAAAAGGCTTTGAATGAGATGCGTTCAGAAGCTCGAGTGATGTTCAAAGACAAGGATATTGACGTAAGCGATGAGTTACTAGACATTGTTGTGTCTGATAGCGCTGAAACGACAAAAAATAACGTTGACAACCTTACAAAGATTCTTGACGAAATGGTTCAAAAGAAAGTGCAAGAAACATTACGACAAAATTCGCCTAAATCTTTCAGTAAGTCTGGATTAAGTCGAGATGAAATTCTTGCGATTAAAGATGATAGCGAACGACAAAATGCTATCGCGCAAAACATGCATTTATTCAACTAAAAAATGGAGGTAAATTTTATGTCAGCAGAAAACAATTTAATCAATGTGGAAGCATTAGGAAAGGCAAAGTCTATTGATTTTGCTAACAAATTAGGTGTGGGATTAAACAAGTTATTTGAAGCATTAGCGATTCAAAACAAAATTCCAATGAACGTCGGTTCAGCACTTAAACAATATCGATTCAAAGTAGAAGATTCTGAAAAACCAAACGGAGATGTAGCAGAAGGTGACGTAATTCCTTTAACAAAAGTAACTCGTGAACAAGTTGATATCACTGAATTACAGTTTGCTAAATATCGTAAATCAACATCAGCTGAAGCGATTCAAGCGCATGGTTATGATTTAGCTATTAACCAAACTGACAATGAGATGATTAAGTATGTTCAGAAAAAGTTCCGAGCTAAATTCTTTGAGACGCTAAAATCAGCAATTGAAAATGGAAAGCGTACTAACAAAACAGAATTAAGCGCTAAAAACTTACAAGGTGCTTTGTCTAAGGGACGTGCAAACTTATCGGTGTTATTAGACGACGAGATTACACCTATCGCATTTGTAAATCCAAACGACACAGCTGAGTATTTAGCGAACGGTTTTATTAACTCAACAGGTGCGCAATTCGGTGTAAACCTCTTAACTCCGTATGTAGGAGTTAAAATTGTAGAGTTTGCAGACGTGCCACAAGGTGAAGTTTGGATGACGGTGGCCGAAAATTTAAACGTAGCATATGCGAACCCACGCGGTGAGTTATCACGTGCATTTGCATTTGCAACTGATGCGACTGGTTTTGTTGGTGTTTTACACGATATCCAACCACAACGTTTAACATCAGATACTATTTATGCGTCTGCTATCTCAATGTTCCCAGAGAATATTGACGCGGTTATCAAAGTGACTATCAAAAAAGATGAAGCGGGCGAATTACCCTCGTAAGCCCCAAAAAATTGAAATCACACCGAACGCAAAATCGGTTAACATTTCGGTTGAGTAGGGGATTTCAAAATTAAGTAGGAGGTATTTAAATGAGTAGAAAACTTAAAGTGTATAGAAATGATCAAGTTGTTGCATCTTCAGAAGGAGAAGGGCGTATTAATGTGAGTCTTTCTGGCTTAGAGCCTGCAACAACTTATCCTAAAGGTAAATACAAAGTTGCTTTTGAAGAAAACGGTAAGGAATCAGAAAAAGTTGATGTGCCAGAATTTACTACAAATTCAATTCTAATCACAAGCATTAGCTTTGTGCCTGAAACTAAAACGGTTCAATCAGGTTCGCATGAACAACTAGAACCCAATATCGCACCTTCAACGGCAACTAACAAAGCATTAAGCTATGTGTCTAATAAGCCTGAAACTGTAAAGGTTGATGAAAATACAGGCATGATTAGCGCGTTGGAAACTGGTGAAGCGGTAATTACAGCAACGACAAAAGATGGTAGTAACAAAACTGCACAAATCACTATTACAGTTGAATAGTGGTGATTAAGATGAGTTACTTAGACGACGTTAAAAGTCGTATAGGATTAAATGATAAAGAACAAGACAAACAGCTAAACTCTATCATTAACAATGTTGCTGCTGAATTATTATCGAGATTGCCAGTAGACACAATTAGCATTCCTGATAAGTTACAATTCATAGTCGTTGAAGTTTCGACAAAAAGGTACAACCGTATCGGTGCAGAAGGTATGTCTACAGATTCACAAGACGGACGTAGTAACACGTTTGAACGTAACGACTTTGAAGAGTATCAAAGTATTATAGATGCTTTGTATCCTAAGCTTGATTCAAGTGAGCGGGGGAGCGTGAATTTCTATTGAGGTATTCGGAACGAGTCGACCTTGTTGTTGAAGAGGTAAGTAAATATAATCCTTTGACCAAAAAGAAAGAAGTTACGCAAAAAAATTATTCAAACCTACCGTGCAATGTCAATAGATTATCTAGAGAGCGAACACAACTCGATTTTGGAGAAATGGCTAAAGATGTATCGGTAGTACGATTGCCTAAACAATTAAAATTCGAACCAACGTATGTCTTGTTAAAAGGTAGAAAATACAAAGTCATGGATATTCGTGTGTACGATCATAGCACTTCACTTTTTATAAGCGAGGTGCTTTTCAATGCAATCTAAAGGATTGAAAAAACTTATGAATCATCTTAAAGTTATGCATGATGATATAGAAGATGATGTTGATGATATTCTTAAAAACAATGCTAAAGAGGGTGTTGGTATTGCAGTATCTAATGCTAAAGAAGTCATGAACAAGGGTTATTGGACTGGTAATCTAGCTAGTTTGATAGAAGTTAAAAAGATAGGGGACTTGCATTATCGCGTAATATCAACTGCGCATTATAGCGGGTTCCTCGAATTTGGAACTCGATATATGGAACCGGCACCTTTTATGTTTCCGACGTATCAAACTTTAAAAAAATCAACAATCAATGATTTAAAAAGATTGTTGAGTTGATAGAGGTGTTACATGTTAAAAACTACACCACAACAAGCGTTATTTGATTCGATTTATACGCAATTATTAGGATATGGAATTGATGTTGTCGATTTTAAAGAATTGAACAGTCAATTGACCTATCCTTTTTTTGTGTTGCGAGATGTAGAAGCAAATAAAAGTAAATACACGATGGAAAGTGTGGGCGGTGAATTAACCGTAATAATTGATTTGTGGAACTATGCTGAAGATAGAGGACAACATGACAGCATAGTTGGTGCAACAGAATGGATGTTGACTGGTATCGAGAGCGTAGAAGGTTATCAACTAATGATTGATGACATAAATATTAAGACATTAAATGATGTAGAAAATAGCGATAGACAATTACTACATACAGTGATTATCGCTATCTACAAGTTATTTTAACGAGGAGGTCATAATGTATGGCTAAAAAAGACAGTAAAGACAGATTGTTTTTGTTTAGAATCGCCGGCCAAAAAGTGGACGCTAAAAAGATGATGTTTTTAACTGAGTATAGCGTGTCGCTTGAAGCGGATTCTGAAAATGAAGATACGATGGATGATTCATACTCAACAGGTGGATCACTTGAAAATACAATTTCAGCTACAGCTAAAATGGACTATCGTGACAGTTTTGCTGATGAAGTTGAGGACGCTGTACGCGACGGTATTATTTACGAAGCTTGGGAAATTGAAAGCAAAGTACAAGGCAAAGGCAAAAACGAAGGTAAATTTAAAGCGAAATATTATCAAGGTAAATTCAAGAAGTTTGAGTCTAAAGGCGAAGTCAAAGGCGTGGACGAATACGAAACAGAGTTTAATGTTTTCGGTAAATATCAACGTGGGTTTGCGACAATCCCTGAAACGATTAAAACAAAACTTGAACTTGCGGGATATCGATTCCACAACACAACAAAAGACGACCCAGCAACAGAAGTTACACAAAACATTCCACAACCTACAGTTGATACTGAGGACATGGAAGATTCAAGTGACGGCATGATGTTGGGCGTCGCTAAACCATCGAATGTGCAAGCAGTACCGAACGCAAAATCAGTTAGTATTTCAGCAGAATAACCGACGGGCTTAATTGCCCGTTTTTTTATACTTAAATTTAAATTATGGAGGTTTTTTAAATGGTTACAGTAAGAAATGGAAAACACGAATTAGAATTGAAGTTTGGATTATGTCAATTAAAATCTATCGATAAAGAATTAGGATTAAATGTTGAGAAAGTTAATCTAGGTGAGGGATTATCAATGCTAATCCCTAAATTAGAAAGTGGAAACATTATTGGCTTAGCTAAAATCGTTAATGCTGCAACTTTAGGACAAAAAGGGCGCCCGAAAACGGACGAAGAGCTCGAAGAAGTATTAATCAATGCGCGTGATGAATATGGTTCATTCAAGAAGTTTGGTCAAGCTATCATTGATGTTTTGGGGGAGCAATCATTGACCCTCGACCTAGTACAGGATCATCTGAAAGACGACGAAGCGGAGACAGTGACGGAAGAATAATAACATACAGTAGAATTGTAATTGCGTGCATGTCAGATTTGAAAATTACCAGTTTAAAACAAATTAATGAAATGACTTTGACTGAGTTTAACTATCGCATGTATGCATTACGATTTGATGTTTTGAAAGAAGAATATGAACGATACAAGCTAGCATTTGCAATACGTGATGCAGCTGCAACAAAGAATGAAGGTACCGAGAAGGAACCTAAAGAAGTATATAGATTTAAAAGTCCAAACGACATATTGGATTATGAGGTTAATTACAATCGATTGCTTGATGGTAAAGAGATTGTGTTTACTGATGAACTTGAAGAAGTGGAACCTGAAAACAATAATTTCTTCAAAGCGATAGCAGAAATAAACAACAACATTAAATAATAGGAGGTGAGATGATTGTCTAATGAAGATTTTACGGTCTCCGCTGATCTAAAAGCTGATGCTTCCAGATTTAAAAAAGCTATTAATGGTGCTATCAGAACACTTAGAGAATATGAAAAAACAATAGCTAGGATTAAAGATGTTGAATTGAAAGCTGATGACAAGCTAATTAAAGAAAAAGTTAAACAAGCGGAATTAGCTTTGGAAAGAATTGACGGCAAAAAAGCAAATAGCACAATAGACGCAAGTACAAAAATAGCTGAAACTAAACTAAAAAATTATGAAAAAGCCTTACAATTTTTAGATAATAAATCAGTTAAAACAGCTATCAATTTACAAGATAGACTTTTTGTATCTAAATTCAATAAAACAAAAACTGAAATCAACAAATTAGACGGCAAAACAGTCAATACAGAATTAGAAGTTAAAGACAGTGTTGCTACTAACAAGATTAGACGATTCAAAGCGTTGCTACGAAGCATACCGAACAAAAGGAAAGTTCGAGTCGATGTGGTGAAAAAAGGTTCAAAAAACCCTTTTTCTAAAATGCTAGATTACCTTAACAAACAAAGTGACGAATTCGTAGCTCATATGGATCGTATCGCTAAATCAATCCGTACTTTTGGAACTATCGGCGCTAATATGATTCAAGGCACGTTGTTGTCATCGTTTAGTGCATTGATTCCAATAATTGCAAGCTTAGTACCAGCAATCATGGCAGTAGGTAACGCTCTAGCTGTGGTCGGTGGCGGTGCTATCGGTTTAGCGGGTTCTTTTGCTATTGCAGGGGCTGGCGTAGTTGGATTTGGTGCGATGGCTATATCTGCAATTAAAATGCTTGAAGATGGTACGTTGCAAGCAAGTCAAGCGACAAGTGCGTACAAGAAGAGTTTAGAAGGCGTAACAAGTGAGTGGCAAAACATAATTAGATTGAATGCCGATTCTATTTTTGGTGCGCTATCATCTGCTTTAAACGGTGTTCAAGCCACATTAAAAAATCTTAATCCATTCTTAAAGGGTGTATCCGAAGCGGTTAATTCTAGCGCACAAAGTTTTGAAAAATGGGTAACATCATCTAGCACAGCTAAAAAAGCTTTTGAAACGATGAACACTTCAGGTGTTAAAGTCTTTTCGAGCTTATTAAGTGCAGCAGGTCGATTTGGTGATGGTCTTGTTAACATATTAACTCAATTTGCGCCATTATTTGAGTTTGTGGCAAATGGTTTGAACAATATGGGCGCATCTTTCCAAGAGTGGGCAAATAAAGTTTCGACACAACAAGGCATTCAAAAATTTATTGATTACGTAAAGGTGAATTTACCTATTATCGGTAAAATTTTTGGTGATACATTCTTGGGTGTCTTTAATTTATTTAAAGCTTTCGGTTCAAATTCTCAAACAATTTTCGAATCGTTAGCACAAATGGCTAGTAAGTTTCGTGCTTGGTCTGAGCAAGTCGCTAAGTCAGATGGATTTAAAAAGTTTATCGACTATGTTCAACAAAATGGCCCGACCATTATGAGTTTGATTGGTAATATCATAATGGTATTAGTCAATTTTGGTATAGCTATGGCACCTATTGCGAGCGTTGTACTGAATGTTGTCAATGCGATTGCAGGTTTTGTCGCAAAGCTATTTGAGACTCACCCTATAGTTGCTCAAATCATAGGTTTAGCAATTACTTTTGGTGGCGTCTTAATGACTTGGTATCCTGTTTTATCGGGTATTGTTAAGTTTTTAGGTCCTTTAATATCAAAACTAGGATTCTTAAGAGGCGTATTACCATTGTTAGGTAAAGCGTTTTCTTTATTAAGCGGTCCTATAGGTTTAGTAGCAAGGTTATTACCACTACTTGGTGCTGTAATCGGGTTTTTAACTTCTCCAATCGGCTTAGTTATCGGCGCAATTATCGCATTAATTGCGATTTTCGTTATTTTGTGGAACAAAAACGAGGCCTTTAGAAATTTCATCATCAATTTATGGAATTCAATTAAAGATTTCTTTATAAATCTGTGGACAACTTTAACAACGATAGCATCTGTTTTGTGGCAATTATTACTAACAACAATCGTAAATATTGTTATAAGTATAAAAACATGGTTAACGACAACATGGCAAAATATACTAACGTTTTTATCAACTTTATGGAATACGTTAATCGTGATTGCAACAACAATTTGGAATTTGCTTGTGACTGTTATTGTAACTGTTATCACTACGATACTAACCGTTCAACAAACGATATGGAATGTGATTTTAAGCTTTTTACAAACGATATGGAACACAGTTATTTCGGTAGCAACAACTGTATGGAATACATTAGTAAGTGTGATTACAACAGTTTTAAATGCTATAAATTCGTTTGTAACTACAATTTGGAATGCTATATACAGTTTCTTTACCTCAATTTTAAGTAGAATCTCATCTACTGTAAGTCAAAAATTTAGTGAAGTTTATAGATGGATTTCATCAAAAATTCAACAAGCGTATAGTATTTTAAGTTCTGTTCTGTCAAATATGTGGTCGGCTGTATCAAGCAAATTCAGTCAAATTGTGTCTACTGTAATTTCAAAAATGGTAGAATTTTACAATGCCATTAAACAAAAAGTACAGGATGCGCTTGATGCAGTAATCAATTTTGGCAGTCAATTTATTGAAGCTGGACGCGATTTAATCATGGGATTAGTCAACGGGGTAAAAAATGCAGCAGGTGCCTTGATTGACGCGATAACTGGTGTAGTAGGTAGTGCAATTAAAAAAGCAAAAGCTTTATTACACATAAAATCACCTTCTCGTGTATTTAAGCAAATAGGTGTGTACACAATGCAAGGTTTAGGTATTGGTGTTGAGCAAGAGGGACAAAATGCGGTTGGTAGCGTTGTCGACGTTGCTAGACAATTAACAAAAGCGTTTAATCCAGTTTTAAGCTTGCCTAGTATATCTGACACTACAAGTGGTTTGAATGGATTATCCGGATTAAGTGCAAACCTCACAACACAAATCCAACATACACATTCGTTTGAAACTAGTCCGAGAATGAAAACGGTAAGGATTGAAATGAAATTAGACAATGACGCTATTTATGGCATTGTTAACGACAAACAAGCAGAAAAATATTCTATCTTTGAAATGTAGGAGGTATCATAAATGGACATTAAAATCACTAAACTAGATGGTACTTCCTACCATTTAGAAGATTACAATATGATAGTTAAAGATGTAATTGTCGAAGGTATAGAAATGAAAGATGACTATCAGGAATACGAGGGAATGCACGGCAGGCATCTTGTAAGTAGTTTGTATCATTCACGTAAAATACATGTACCCGTGTTCTTTGTGGCTGATGACAATCTAGATTACGCGATACAACGCAATTTGTTATACGAGTTAGTGCAAGATGAAAAGCCGTTTTATATCCAAGAGTTGCGTAGACACGACAAAGTAAACTATAAATTTAAAAACACTTTAGCAACTGATTACCAACAATTAGATGATCATGGTAGACCTATTTTTGATGATGATAATCTGCAAGTGAACGCTAAAAGGTATCTCGTTAAACTGTCTAACGTGTTGTCACCAGAGCAAAAAAACAACATCGGTAATGTATCACTAGAATTTGTTACGACACATTTGCCGTTTGCTGAATCAGTTGAAACAAGTTTAGATTTGCACAAGCAACTAATCAACGGCTTTTGGGCGTCTGATGATGACATCGATTTTGATGATACTGCAAAACAAAAGTATATTTTTGATAACGTAAAAAGCGGTTCAGTTTATTATCACGGTACCGTTCCTAACAAACAATTCAACATGTACAAGAAAATCAGAATCACTATAGGTAAAGCGACAAATGATTTTCAATGGTCTCTTTCAGGAAGTGACTTAATGCGTGTGAATGGTATCGATTTCAAGCCTGGTGATGTTTTAGAATACAATGGTTTGAAGATTGTTAAAAATGGTAGATCTGTTGTGAATGAATCAAATTTATCATTACCTGTATTTTTGCCAGGATTTAATGAGTTTAGATTTAATCAAAATGTAAAAAAAGTAGAATTCGATATGCGGTTTTATAGTAAGTAGGTAGATAAAGAGATGATTAAATTACGTAATATTTTAGGTGAAGCATATTTTTTGCAGGTGCCGACAGAACTTACAGAGCGCCTAAGTGGTGAAAGTCAGTTAACATTTAGCTTTTCAGAAAACGAAAGTAACAGAGAAATTGTAAATACGATTTCTAAAAAATGGCAAGTCACTAATGTTAGTGGTCAAAATGATGACAAAATTTATACAGTTGTTTTAGTTTCTAAAGAATCAAACTCATTAACAACAAGGGTAACTGTACATTGTAAAGAAAAACAAATTGATGATTTAAAAGCAAAACGCATATACGAAAATTTGACTGGTAGTTTTACCGGAGAGCATTTCTTTTCTACTGTTTTTAAAGGAACGGGATACAAGTATAAGTTAGATTCCAAAGTTAATGCGCTTAAATTTGAAAATGCGGGCGATGGTGACACTGTACTTGAGACCTTTCAAAAAGGTCTAGAACGCTATAATCTTGAATTTAAATATGTTCCAAAGACAAAAACATTCATCTTAACTAAAAAGGTTTTTCAAAAAGCAAACTATTTTATCGAAAATGGTACAAATGCTTTGAATTTTAAGTTAGAAGAAGATTCTTCTGAGTTTTATACTTACATTCGTGGTTACGGCAACTTTGATGATAATGAGAAATTTCAAGAAGCATCATTGCAACTTATCTACAAACATCCACTAGCTGATGATATAGGTATTTATGAAGCGCCCGCAATTATTGACGGAAGAATTAAAGATAAAGAGTTTTTACGTAACAAGATGATTAACACCGTTGATAATTCATTAAAAACATCTTTGACATTAGACTTTATCACATTACAAGAAGAGTATGCCGAAGCGGTTCCTATTGTTGGTGACCTCGTACCTGTTAAAGATGATATTATCGATGTTTTTGACTTTGTTAGGATTGTGGAAGTACAAACTAAAAGAGATATTAACAATAAGATATTTGAACAAAATGCAACACTCGGAGATTATAAAAAGCGTGATAGATATAATTCGAAAGTGAGTAATAGTGTTAGCCTTGCAAATAGCATCAGTGGTAGTTCTACAGACATAAGAGAGGCTAAAGATAAAATGAAAGGATTTGTGTCAGCAGCTAACAATGTTTTAGATATGGGGAATGCTTTAAGGGCTGACTCGAAAGGTATAAAGTCGGTAAATAAGTTGCTGAACACTGTTTTTACACCTGACAAAGGCATAGTCATTAGTAATGATGGCGGAAAGACCTTTGTCACTGCACTTGATGGTGACGGCATAAATCCTGATATTGTACCGGTTGCTACGACAACAAAAAACGGTTTAATGTCGAAAGATGACAAAATAAAATTAGATAATTTGAATGGTGTAGGCTCAAGTCGACTTGGGTCTATTTTTTATAAGGAAGTGAAGTAATTAATGGCTGAGATTACTAAGGCTAGAACATTAACTTATGATGGTGAAGAAGTTTATGCTAGATCGCACATTGATGTTGTTGACGGTTTAGATAAATCAAAGTTATTAACTGACGAGCAAAAACAAAAACTAGAAAGCTTTAATGCGGATGCAATTGATGTTGCAACGTCATCGAAGAATGGTTTGATGTCCGCACAAGACAAAACAAAATTAGATGCTTTGAAACAATTTGACCCTTCAACGTTGACGAATGCGACAACCCAAAAGGCAGGTTTAATGTCTGCAGAAGATAAGCAACGCTTAGATGAATTGAAAACAAATTCAAACGCATATAATAAAGAAATGACAGAAAGCGTTGCTTCAAATGTACTAATTCAAGGAAATATTAATAAATGGCCAAATAACACTCAAACGGTAGATTTGAGTAAGAAAGTTAGCGAGTGTAGAAACGGAATCATTTTAGTTTGGCGTTCTGATACGGAGGATGATAATTATCATTACCAATATGTTCCTAAGTATCATGCGTTAACACACAGCGCAGCAAAAATTGTACATCTAATCCCTATAAACTCAAAGAATGGATTTTGTATAAAAACAATTTTTGTAAAAGATAATTTGATTACCGGTACAGCTGATAATCACAACGGAGCAATGAATGCTAATAAAGTTAGATTGCATGAAATTTTAGAATATTAGGAGGTTTGAAAATGAAATTAAAGTTATCTAATGTATTTCGTGATTTTAAAAAAGATGTCGAAAGCAACTTTAAAGAGATTGATAAAATATTAACTGATTTACTCGACATCAAAAACAAAACAAGTAATAAGTATTTAGATAGTTTGATTAATACGCTTTTTGCCAAACGTTATGATCAATTACAAAAAGAAATCAGAGCAATTGTGTTACCTGAAATGTCCCCTCTCGCAATTACAGAGGACTATGAAAAGAGTCTAAGTGATTTAAAAGGCGAACGCCACACATCACTTAAGTCACGACTAGATGCTGATTTAAAGCAAATTAAAAGTGAATCTCTAAAAACATCTAATGATGATAGGTTTGTTGTGACTGAAAACGGCACAATTTTTGCTGATTTTGTTAAAAAGTCAAAGACAATCAAAAGTATTAAAAAAATAGGTATTATCGGTGATTCTGTAGCAAAAGGTAGTAGAGCTAGTAAAAATTTCGGTAAATATCTGTCTGAAAAGTTAGGTGCTACTGTACAGAATGAAGCGGTGAGTGGCGCGACAATGTCTACTGTAAAAACAAATTCTATTTATGAGCAAGCCTCAAAAATCAGAAATATGGATTTAGTTATTATTCAAGGTACTGATGACGACTGGTTATACAATGGTTCGTCTGGAGTTACTATTGGAACTAATAAAACGAACGAAAAGACATTTTATGGTGCGTTTTACAAAACAGTGGAATTGATTAAATCTAACAATCCTAAAGCTAAAATTCTTGTAATGACTGCAACACGTCAATTACCTGTTAACGGTACAACAATTAGACGAAAAGATACAGATAAGAATGGCTTAGGACTTGACTTAGAGGCATATGTAAAAGCGCAAGTACTTGCGTGCTCAGAACTAAATGTACCTGTTTTTGATGCGTATCACACAGACTTGTTAGATCCTTACAATCCGGCATTTCGTGTTAAAAACATGGTCGATGGATTGCACCCGAACGAATTAGGTCATGAGGTTATTATGCATGAATTATTAAAAAATTATTATTACTTTTACGGATAAGAAAGAAGGTTAGATTATGGCAAATCAAGATTTATTTTATGACATTACTAAACAAGGTACATCACAAGAAAAGCAACAATATTTAGTCACTCGCGTTGGTGATGGTGGGCTTAAAACAGTAACGGTGACAGTGTGGTCAAATGGCACACCTTATAATCTACATGGACTTACACCTGTATTTGAGGGCATTAAGCCAGATGGTGAAAAAATCATCGACACGCGCGGTGCTATAGTATTAGATCCTGTGAATGGTGTATTTAGATACACATTCCCGCATCAAGCTAGTACGGCAGAAGGGGAATATAGACAAGCTTTTTTCAAACTAAAACGAGGTGAGCAAACAGATTCAACGCTAGAAGTTAAAATTACAGTATTAAAAAATATGGTTGAATTTGGTATTAACTCAGAATCTTACTATACTGAATATCAACAAAAAATTGCGGAGTTAGAAATTAAAATCAATAACTATTTAGAAGAATTAAAAACTAAAGCGGCTGGAACAGAAGCGCAAGTAGAGGCTAATGCCACTTTAGCAAAAGCACTAAAACAACAACTGGATCTTATTCAATCTATTGCAAATGAGCGAGAATTGTTGACCAAAGGTGAATTCAATGCTGCTTTAAGTACAATTAATAATAATATTGACTCAATCAGTAAGGAAATAGAAGATTATAAACGTGATGTAACTCAAGAGTTGGAAAAAATAAAAGATGAGATGACAGGGGTAAAACCAGGTGTTCTTGATGATGTAGCAAATATTACAAAATCAGGTATCTATTACTTTGACAGCACGACTAAAAACTTACCTACACGTAATTCTAATAATGAAAATGGTTATATTGAAGCAGTTATGAAAGATGTGAACAATGGTATGTTAAGCATGCTTGGTACAGGTTATGCTATAGAAAAATATAATGGAAAACTACATGGTAGATGGGTCACTTCTGTTCCTGTAAAGTTATGGTCAGGTAAGATTGTTAAAGGTCAAACAGCAACGCTAAGTGGTAACTGTCATAACTTTAGCAAATTATTAATCGAAGTAGGATATACTACTAACAGAAACGCGGTTGAGTGGGTCAATATTCCAAATAACGGAAGTACTATTTATATGAATAATATAGGTATGCAAACTTCGGGTGGCGCCTTAAAGAACGGACATTTAGATGAAGTGGTGATTTTAATAAAAGACGATACGCATATTACTTTAGAGAAAACGCTAACAGCAACAGGAACAGAAAACGCGAAAGATTCAGACTCTTATATCACTGCTATTTATGGCGTTTACTAATTTTGAACAGGCGGTGTTTGTTTGGATGAGATAAAGAAAATTAAACAAGAAATTGCTGATTTAACTGAACGTGTTGATAGTATAGAGCAGACAGCAAACGAAGCGGCCTCACATGTTGTTAGTCTGCGAAATGAATACAGGAATGGTCATCAAGAATTACAAGAATCACACAAGGAACTCAAAGACAAACAAGAAAAAGTTGTTAATGAAAACTTTGAACAAACTAAAATTTTGAATCGTATTGAAGAGCGCTATCAAACGCAAGTCGAAGTTGCTCAAAACAACGAGGGTAAGACGCTAGCTTTGAATAAGTGGCTCGTTGGTGCTATTTGGGCGTTGGTAACAATCGTTATGATTGTTGTTATTACAGCGTCTATCAATGCGTTAATTCCTTAAGGAGGTGTTTATATGAGTTGGGCTAATTGGTTAGCATGTTACTTATATGGACGCAAATGTAAATAATTTTTGTGAGTCGGCACTTTACGTGTCGACTTATTTTTTTCGAAAGTGAAGTGATGTCATGGCACTGCCTAAAACGGGTAAACCAACGGCAAAACAGGTGGTTGACTGGGCAATCAATTTAATCGGCAGTGGTGTCGATGTTGATGGTTATTATGGTCGGCAATGTTGGGATTTACCTAACTATATTTTTAATAGATACTGGAACTTTAAGACACCAGGCAACGCAAGAGATATGGCATGGTATAGATATCCTGAAGGGTTTAAAGTGTTTAGAAACACTTCTGATTTTGTCCCTAAACCAGGTGATATAGCAGTGTGGACAGGTGGTAATTACAATTGGAACACTTGGGGACACACTGGTATTGTTGTAGGTCCATCAACTAAAAGTTACTTTTATAGTGTAGATCAGAATTGGAATAACTCTAACTCTTACGTTGGTAGTCCTGCAGCAAAGATAAAACATAGTTATTTTGGTGTAACTCATTTTGTTAGACCCGCATACAAAGCAGAACCGAAACCTACACCACCAGCACAAAACAATCCTGCACCTAAAGACCCTGAACCATCAAAAAAACCGGAATCAAACAAACCTATTTATAAAGTAGTAACAAAAATTTTGTTTACTACTGCACGTATAGAGCACGTAAAAGCAAATCGCTTTGTACACTACATCACCAAATCAGATAACCACAATAATGAACCTAATAAAATTGTTATCAAAAACACAAATACAGCATTATCTACAATAGATGTTTATAGGTATAGAGATGAATTAGATAAAGATGAAATCCCTCACTTTTTCGTCGATAGATTAAATGTATGGGCGTGCAGACCTATAGAAGATTCTATTAACGGTTATCACGATTCTGTAGTGTTATCTATCACAGAAACAAGAACAGCATTAAGTGATAATTTTAAAATGAATGAAATCGAATGTTTGTCATTAGCTGAATCAATATTAAAAGCTAATAATAAGAAGATGAGTGCCAGCAATATTATCGTTGACAATAAGGCTTGGAGAACGTTCAAATTGCACACTGGTAAAGATTCTTTGAAATCCAGTAGTTTTACCTCAAAAGACTATCAAAAGGCCGTTAACGAGCTAATTAAGCTATTTAACGACAAAGATAAATTGTTGAACAATAAACCAAAAGACGTCGTTGAAAAAATAAGGATTAGAACAATAGTTAAAGAAAATACAAAATTTGTGCCTAGCGAGTTAAAACCTAGAAACAATATTAGGGATAAGCAAGACAGTAAAATTGATAGGGTTATTAATAATTACACTTTAAAACAAGCTTTGAATATTCAATACAAGCTTAATCCGAAGCCCCAAACATCTAATGGTGTAAGTTGGTATAATGCTAGTGTGAATCAAATCAAATCTGCTATGGACACTACTAAAATATTTAATAATAACGTACAGGTTTATCAATTCTTGAAACTGAATCAATACCAAGGAATTCCAGTTGATAAATTAAATAAGTTGCTTGTAGGCAAAGGGACATTGGCTAATCAAGGACATGCATTTGCAGATGGATGTAAAAAGTATAATATCAACGAAATCTATCTGATTGCACATGCATTTTTAGAAAGTGCTAATGGTACATCATTCTTTGCGAGTGGCAAAACAGGAGTATATAACTACTTTGGAATAGGTGCTTTCGATAATAATCCGAACAATGCAATGGCGTTTGCGCGGAGTCACGGATGGACATCACCAACCAAAGCAATTATTGGTGGCGCTGAGTTTGTTGGAAAAGGTTATTTCAATGTAGGTCAAAACACTTTGTATCGTATGAGGTGGAACCCGCAAAAACCAGGCACACATCAATATGCTACTGATATTAGTTGGGCTAAAGTACAAGCGCAGATGATAAGTGCGATGTATAAAGAAATCGGATTAACAGGTGATTATTTTATATACGATCAATACAAAAAATAATAGAACAAAATATTTTAATGGGGTTATTACTACTCTTGAAAGAATTTTAGTTTATATTTTTGGTTTTTTGTTTAGAACATATAAATAACGACTATAGGTCAGTGCTTCGACACTGGCTTTTTATTTTGATTGAAATGAGGTACGTACATGGTATTACCCAGCTCAAAAGACAGGAAGCATACTGAAAGTGAAGTTAGGAAGTGTTGTCAATACTAAGTAAGTTAGATATCTGAAATGTATAATAGAGTGAAAATGAAATCTTTTTATTATATTATAGACAAATATAAAAAGTGTATAGTAATATATGTGTGTATAAGTAAATGATAATCATTTCATAATTATTGTATATAACTAAATAACTACTTAACAAAAATAATTATCATCCAAATATTTCAGATAATAACAAGTTTTTATCTGTAATTATGCTTTAGAGGTGAGCAAAATGAAAAAAACAGCATTTATACTACTTTTATTCATTGCCCTAACGTTGACAACAAGTCCACTTGTAAATGGTAGCGAGAAAAGCGAAGAAATAAATGAAAAAGATTTGCGAAAAAAGTCTGAATTGCAGGGAACAGCTTTAGGCAATCTTAAACAAATCTATTATTACAATGAAAAAGCTAAAACTGAAAATAAAGAGAGTCACGATCAATTTTTACAGCATACTATATTGTTTAAAGGCTTTTTTACAAATCATTCATGGTATAACGATTTATTAGTAGATTTTGATTCAAAGGATATTGTTGATAAATATAAAGGGAAAAAAGTAGACTTATATGGTGCTTATTATGGTTATCAATGTGCGGGTGGTACACCAAACAAAACAGCTTGCATGTATGGTGGTGTAACGTTACATGATAATAATCAATTGGAGGAAGAAAAGAAAGTACCGATTAACTTATGGATAGATGGTAAACAAAATACAGTACCTTTGGGAACGGTTAAAACTAATAAAAAAGAAGTAACTGTTCAGGAGCTAGACCTTCAGTCAAGACATTATTTACAGGAAAAATATAATTTATATAACTCTGATGTTTTTGATGGGAAGGTTCAGAGGGGATTAATCGTGTTTCATACTTCTACAGAACCTTCGGTTAATTACGATTTATTTGGTGCTCAAGGACAGCATTCAAATACACTATTAAGAATATATAGAGATAATAAAACGATTAACTCTGAAAACATGCATATTGATATATATTTATATACAAGTTAAACATGGTAGTTTTGAACACGTAATGTTCAGATTATTATGAACCGAGAATAATCTGAAAGTTTACAAGCAGTAAAAAAAGTATATGTGCTATAATATGCTTTGAGCAAGTTGGATAGATGGTGGTT